AGCAGCAGGGCCTTCGGTCACGAAGCTGTTGAAGAACACTTCGTTTTCGATGGCGATCTTCAGCTGCTTGGCAGCGTCTTCGGTGAACATGTTCATCAAGTTCATGTCGGCTTGATAAGCCAGCACGTCGTTGACTTGCACGCCGAAGTACTTACCCTTGTTGACCTGCATGTCTTGGTAGATCGGGGTGGGCACTTCGTAGCTCAGCGACTGACCAACGGTGTAATCAGAGATGCTGATGGACGGAGCCAGACGGATACGGATGGTATCGCCTTGGTTCTTCAGTTCACCTTCGTAGTCGGTGTTAGCGACTTCCGACAGCATGGTGTTCTGGTAGAACTTGGCCAGCAACTTGCCAGACCACAGGGTGGGGATAAACGCACCGGAGTACGAGGGGGTGGTGTCAAATGCACCAGAGCCAGTGACGGGGAAAACAGCAGCCATTTCGGCCTCCTATAAAACGGGTTGGTTACGCTACCAACAGTCAGGTCACTCGACCTTCCATGTAAGCAGCATCGATTTCAGCTTCAAGTTTTTTCGCTTCTTCGACTTTGCCACGATTACCCAGTTCCGCGACTTGCTTAAACATCTTGTCGATGTCGGCTGTCGTGTACGTCTTTCCTTTTTGGGAGACGGGGGCGTTCGATGACGCAGTTCGATTTGGCTGGACTTGACGTTCAAGTTCTTCGGTCACGTCTTTGGTCGGCTTCACAGGGGTGATGCTCTGCTTGAACATCCCGATGTAATGTGCCACCGCTTCCGCGTCGCCTCGGTTAAACGCGTCTTGCGCAACAGACTTTCGTGGAGCCCGCAGAAGCGGATCAACCTCGTTCAGCCACTCAATCCACTGGGGGTTCACGTTGACATCTTGGAAGTCAGGAACCAAGCGGTGGAGCCGCTGTTCGAAAGTGGCCTCGCTCACCTGAGTGCCGGTAGCCGTCAGCTGATCTCTCAGCTTCTGGTTTTCCGCCTTCATGGCGTCGAGTTCACTACGAAACTCTGCTGCAACTTCGCGTGCAACTTTGCGCTGGACTTCAATCAAGTCCGAACCGAATGCTTCAACATCAGCATCCGTAACCAGTTTCTCCGGCGTGGTGGGCTTCACTTCGACAGGCTTGGTCTCAGCGGCTTTGCGGAGGGACTCCACTTGGCTCTTGAGCTCTCGCACGTCGGCGTGCAAGCGAGGAACTTCGGCGTCGTACATGCCCTTGAGGGTTTTGTACTTCTGCTCCCATTTCTCTTCCGGCACTTCCGGGTCAACTGGGGCTGGCTTTGGGTCAGCTGGCTTGGGCTCAGGATCAGCGGGCTTCGGGTCTGCCGGGGGATCAGCGGGCTTGGGGTCTTCCGAGGGTTCTGCAGGTTCTGCAGGCTTCGGTTCGTTACCTTGGGTCAGCTGCTTTTCCAGCTCCTCCAGTGCTTTCAACTGGGCTTCAACTTGCTTTGGCAATGCCATCAATTACTCCTAAAGCTCCAACTCTGTTTCAGGCTCCTACTTCGGTCTGCCATTCACATAATGGTTTGCTACGGACTACAAAAATCGGATCATTTGATCCGGTCGAAAACCTCTGGCGATTTCTCAACCGCCTCGAGGAAATCTGCGAGTGCTTCGGCCCGACCTTGAAGGCGGTAGATGCGCGATGGTTCTTCTGCTGCCATCAAAGCGACTTTCGTCTCTTCGAGTCTTGCTCGGAACAACGCAAGCAACTGCGCACTTTCCGGTAGCTTGCAGCGCATGAGCGCTTGCATCTGCTGTCGGTCGGGCTTCATGCCCACAAAAATTTTCATGTGCGAATTCTATACCCACTTACGGGGTATGTGTCAAGAAAGATTTTCCAACTTGTACAACGTCGAATCCATCTGGGCCACAATTTCGTCGATCAGGTTCTGCAGCTCAGAGTGATCGCACATCTCCATGCGGTTCTCATCGATGTACCGGCGCAGGCTGCGGATCATCATGACCGCGTCGCCCTCAGCCTTGTACGGCAGCTCAGGGTAGTCCTGAATGCCGTAGCGGCCTTGGTACGCCTCAGCCAACTTGTCCGCGCGGTCGATGATGTTTTCGTAGAACTCGTTGAGCGCCACATGCTGCGCGTAGTTGCGTGTGCGCAGGTGCAGAACGTGCGCGTTGGTACGCGCGTGGAACAGCTGCATGATCAGGCCAGCTACGCTGGGTGAGGCGGTGATACCCTTCATTTTTATACTCCGTTAGGTCGCGGGGACATCATGTTCGATTCGCGGCCCCCAACCTGCGAACCATCGGGAAGCATGTTCTTGGACTGCATCTTGGGCGGTGTGCCACCCATGCCGCCGCCCTCGATCTGGCCGACCAACATCTGCAGCTGCTCTTGCAACTGAGCGATGATCTGCTGCTGTTGCTGGATCGTGCTGATCTGCTCACGGTCGGGGACGATGCGATCGACGTTGCCGTTCAGGTTGCGAGCAGCGTCGCGCAGCAGCTCGGCCGCGCCGTCCATGCCCACCACCTGCTGAGCCACGGGGCTGTTGAGAACCAGCTGCAGGAACTCGTTGCGACGAACGGCTTCGGCTTCCTTGACCACGAGGCTCGTTGCGCCCTTGGCCACGATGTTCACGTCGCCGACCAAGTCCGGGTCTTGGCTGTAGCGCAGGTTGTCTTGGTACAGGCGCTCGATCGCGGGGACGATCACGTTCTGGTCGATGTTGCTGATCACCTGCTTGATGCCCTTACCAGCGTTGCTGATCAGCATGGACAAGCCAGACGATGTGCGGCCAGCGCCGGGGCTCGACTCACCCGTCATGTAGCGCGGGATCATCGTGTCTTCGTCGGCACGTGCAGAGAACTTCTCGAACACGGCCATCAACTCAGCGGAGTTGCTATTCGGTTGGAAGAACGTGAGCGGCTGGCTGCCGTCGTTGAATTCCGAGCTCTGGAACTGCCAGATTTTCCAAGGGTGCATCTCGGTGATGTCCTCACCGGGCGGCAGGCGACTGACGTTCACACCCACCTGCGGGCCAGAGGAAATGCCCATGTTGTTGGCCAAGCTGCGAGCCGATGCGTTCACCATGTCTTGCGAGTCACGGCACAGGTCGGTCACGCCCTTACCGTCCACGGAGCCGGGGAGGTTCTCGTAGCTGGTGAGGTAGTACGGTTTGCGACCCAGCGGGTCGTAGTTGAGCACCGCGCGGATGACGGTGTTGCCGATGAGCCATACTTCGCAGGGGTAGCTCAAGTCAGGGTCAGGAACTTCCTTGGCGGTCAAGCCCCACTCGCGCAGGAGGCTTCCCTTGACGGAATCCCATAGCTGCAGAGCGTCAACCAAGTCATCACTCAGAATGGACTCGGTGACATACTTGCCTTCGGCCTGCGCCTTGGAGGCGTCAGTCCACAACCACTGCTTCAAGCCACCACCGGTGAAGTCGTTCAGGATGGTGCGAATGGCGTCGTCGTTGTAGCCGGGCACACCCAGCAGGGCTTGCAGGTCTTCGGCTGTCATGCGGTGACGCTCGATCACGAAGCCGTCACCCAGCTCCCACGACCACGGTGCCCAATAGAGCATGAACGGGTCAACGCGCTGCCACTCGTTGCGGATTTTCTCCACGGGGACGAGCTGGCCATTCTGCCACTCGAGTGTCTTGCGCTTGCGCTTGATGGGCCCCTTCAACACGCCGTACGGGAACGTGACGATGTCGTCCAAGAACTCGTTGAGCGCCTGAGACCATCCGCCCTCTGCGAGCTGGTCTTCCATCTTGCGTTCCATGCGGTCAACACGCTCTTCTGCCTCTTCCTTGATGCGACGCATCATCGCGTCCTTCATCCGCACGGCGATCTCGCGCAACTGCTCTTGCGACGGCGTCTGCATGCCCTGCTCCATGAGCATCTGCAGCTCTTGGGCCATCTCGGCCTGCAAGCCTTGGAGGATGTCGGGAGGGAGTGTGGGTTCCGGCGTGGCGTCCAGTGACCATGGCTTGTCGGTGCCTGTGCCGAGGAGGGTGTCACGAAGCCAGCTGGTGGCTGCGCGGCACTTGACGGATGTGAGGTTGATGTAGATGTCGGAGCCGCCGTTCTTGCGGATGTCCGCCTCTTTCTCCGGGTCGTACTCTCCGTTGCGCTGGCGCATGCACTGCAGCATGCGTTCCTCGAGTTTGCGCTTGGCGATCCTTGCGACATCCCAGCGCTTGCGAATGTGAGCTGCAAGGCCCTGAATGACGGGCGTATTCTGCATCTCGTCGCTGCGACGCTTCGACTCGGCCTCTAAGTCTGAAGCCCGAGCGACGGGGATAAGAGCAAGTCCTGTGGCCATGGCGGCTCCAATGTTAAATGCTGAAATTGTACCCCGCGCAGGTCACGGGTCAAGTGTAAGCGTACGCCACCTTGCGAATCTCCCGGCGCTGAACCTGCATTCCGAACCCTCGGATGTTCATGTCGATGACGGCCGCGCCGTACTGCAAAGCGTCGTGGCAGTGGGAGAACTCGTTCTTGTCGGGCTTGTCCTCGATCTCGCCGTTCTTCTTGACTTTGTACCGGTACCCGTGGCGGAAGCCCTTGATGAGCTGCTTGCACCGAGGGTCAACGAGGAACATGGCCTTGCCCTCGATCTGCTGGTTGAGCAGACGCTCGACGGCCTGAATCCGCTTGTCCGGGTCGTTGGTCGGCGGCTTCACGCACTTGAACCCGGCGTCGCGCAGCTGATCGACCAGCGTCATCTCGTTGGCCTGCTGCTTCATGAACCCGGCCGGGTCAGGCGCGGCCACGAACTGATAACCGGGGTAGTTGTTGGCGATGTGTGGGTTGAGCTTGGTGTTGATGAACGTCTCAAGGCCCATGTTCTCGCTGGTGAGCTCGGAGAGCACCAGCACACGCCCGCGCGGGTCGCGCTGCATGAAGATGGCGGACGGCGTGCGCCCAAAGTCCACCCCGATGGTGATGGGGTAGTCCATGTTCTGGATGGGCTTCAACTCATCCTTGGCAATGTGGAAGTCCTCGACGAACGTGCGCTCGTACACCGGCGAGCCCGACAGGCTGCGACCGAACTTGCCGTGCACGTACACGTCGATCCAGTCCTCGCTCTTGCCTTCGCACAGGTTCTCGTAGTAACCCTTGGGCAAGAAGTCCACCCAGTCTGCGTCCTCCGAGAGCCCGGAGGGCTGAATGGTGACGTGCATGTTCTTGGGCGGCTCGGTGAGCAACTGCTCCCAAAACGTATCCGCATCGGGCGGGTTGGTCGCACCCCACGCCTTGTGAATGAGCTTGCCCGAGTCGTCACACGACCCCACGCCGTTCATTGTCTTGTCAGGGTATCTACCTAGACGACCGGTGAGCGCGTTGAAAATGTCGGGGTTGATCTCGCGAAACTCGTCCATGACGCCGAACGTCAGCTGCAACGAGAGCAGACGACGCACGTCGTTGGCATCGTCAAGCCCCCGGAACAGCACCTCGCACTCGACATCGTCGAACTTCATCAAGAACTTCGAGTCTGTCTTCATCAACGTCCCCGCCGCCCCGTCCGGGTACCACTTGAGGAAGTCAGGGATGGTCGTGTCCCACAGCATTTGCCGCGTATTGCGAATGACCGCGCAGCGCGAGCGTCGGATGCCGTCGCTGCACTTGGCAATGCGCTTGGCCTCCATGGCAATCTTCATCAAAGACGCCGTCGTCTTGGTCGAACCCACCGGGCCCACGATGAAATTGGAAAATTCGTCCGCAATCAGAAACGGCACCACCGAAAGCGAGGGGGTGTACTGCACCGAGGCCATCAGAGGTAGTCCTCGCCTGCGTACTCATAATTTTCGTCTTCAACCAAAAATATCTGCGTTTTTTGCTCGATTTGTGCAATTTCAGGGGTATTTTTGCCTGTTTCAGCCTCAAAAACCAGCGTTTTTGGGGGTGTCTGACCCACCTGCGGGATGTTAATTGTGATGGAAAAACCGGGCCCAGAGACCATTTCAGACCCTGTTTTTGGCTTCAATTTGCCCCATTCAACGAAATCTGCAACGATTTGACGCCTCACGGCCGCCGGAGTGTCCGGGTCATGGGCCATGTGGTACAGAGTCGGCAGGCTGGCCTCGGCCAGCACACGGTTTTTGGCCTCAAAAGAGAAGCCTGACTCCGTCAATTCACGGGTGTAGTTGTCCACATACCGCTGAAACTGCGGGTTAGTGGCGATTGCATCGTACTCTGTCTGCGTGAGCCCTTCGCCTGCAACAATCTCGTAGGTTGGCCGTTTGGCACCCACATCATTCCGCGCTATGGCGAGAGCAAGTTCACGCAGCAGCTGATCGGCATGGATTGAGCTGTGCATGAGCGCACTGTAAACCAAAAAATCTCGGTTGTAAAATTATTTTACTGGTGGGGTTACGCGCGGGTTGTTGGTCATTGAAAATTTCTGGGAAAATTTTGTGGCGGGGTTGTTGTACACGTGTGGGGATTAAAAAATTGGCCTTGTTGTGAGAGACGCGGATAAGGGTTGGGGGCCGGAGGTGGGGGCCTTGGGGGGCCTGTACCCCCTCTACTACTATCATCCAGCCGCGCCCTCAACCCCTTGCCATGCCCATGCCATGCGCTATAATTCAATCACTGATTCAGAAATGAACAGTGTTTCAAAATCACTTACTTACTGGAGTTTTCAAAATGGCAAAGCGCACAATCTCTGTTTCTTCACTGCTCAAATCCAAAACTGATGACTTGGCTCGTCAGCGGAAATCCGTCCAAAATTTGCGTGCCCATTCCGGTGCGCTCGCTCAGGCTCTGGCGCTGACCAACGCTGTCCAGCGTCTGGCCGATTCCACTTGGGCAAACCCCATCGCGTACGATTGGAGCGAAACGCTGGTGGAATTGAATGTCGTTTGTCGCATCAAGGTCGATTCCCTCAAGGGCGCGAAAATGGTCGAAATCCTCGAGGCCGCTGAAGCGATTCCCGGTCTGGATGCCAAGGGCACGCGCGATTGGGCAACAGCATCATGGGCTGAGCGCGAGTTCATTTACCGTGGCAACCCCTACGGAGTGAACGTCATGCTGAAAATTGAGGCCGAACTGCCCATCGATGGCGAAGCCTGCAAGCGTGTGCAAACCGGTGTGAAACTCGAAGAGGTGCCCCAGTATGAAATCGTTTGCGAGTGATCTCGCTCAGGCCGTGATCATCGCGGCCTTGATCGGCTTGCCCTTCGTGCTGTACTTCATCAGCATGAAGCCCTGAAACCCGGCCCGCCTCGCGCGGGCTTTTTTGCGCCCGGCGGTCAACTACTATCATGTAAGCCCGGTGTGCGACGGGCCGCGCGACGCCACACGCGACGGACGGACGAGCCTCGACTACTATCACGGCCGCCGCTAATTCCGTGGGATTAAATGCTGGACATACCCGCCAGATAATGTATAATCGATTCATCGATTGAGAAATCGATACCCGCCGGGGGGTTTCCCGGTGACTTACTTAATGAGGTTCCATCATGGCAAAAGCCAAGACAACACCCGCCGCAGTTGCGGCACCCGCAACCCGTGACGCCGCCATTGGCACGTTGATCAACGAAGCCGGGCAAGCCGCCGCCAGCATGCTCGCCAAGTGTAAAGAAGCCGCCGCGCAAGCCGCGAAACAGCTGGACGCCGCCAAGCCCTTGCCCGAGCGTATCGGTGCCGTGGTTTTGCTGTACGCCGCCGATTTCACGGCCGCCGGGCACAATGTGAAAGCCCTTTTCGTGGATGCCCTGACACTGCACGCCGCCGGGCAAACCCCCGTCATGGTCAACACCATTGGCAAGGATGGCAAAAAAGTGGACACCCCCACAACGGCCGCGCAAGCAGTGGACATGTCAAAACACAACATGCGCGATGCCGCCAAGCAGGTGCGCGATGTGCACGGCATGGGGCGCAGGTCAGGGGGCGGGCGCAAGAAAACCGCAACCCCGCCAGCGAATGCACCCGCCGCGCCGGACATGGTGAAAACCGAAGTGGACGCATTTTCGGCATGGCTCGATAATCTCGAGCCCTATTTCACGGACGCGGTTTTTCACGGGCGCATCACTGCCCGCCTGATCGAAATGGGTTACACCGTCAACAAAGCCGCCAAAGGGCGCATTGTGAAGGGTGCCGCCAGCGAGTAACAGCGCACCATGCAAAAGCCCCCGCAAGGGGGCTTTTTTTCGCTCAAAATTTTTTTCAAAATTTTTCGCCAATACCAAACTACTATCATGCCCGCATGCACTACTATCAGGCAACGCCGGGCGCGTGACGTAATCCCACGGGATTAGCCGCCGGATGACGGATGAACTGACGGATTAACCGCCGGATGAGCTTGGGGTGTTGTAGATTGGCAACTTTCCTTATTTCATGCGGGTTTGCAGCGAAGTGCGCGCTTTTTTAGATTACACGAAACTTACAAATCTACCAATTAAACTGACGGATTACGCGTGGGTTGCATAAGTCATTGATTTATAAGGCTTTTTTCTCGGCATAGACAGGCAATAATCTGTAATTAGTTTATTAGTTGTTTAGATTAGAAAAACAACAGCAAAGTTTAGTAACTCGGTTCGGTAAAGTCCGTTAAGCCCTCAACCCCCGATACCCCCCAATAGAATCCTCTCTCATACCAAAAAACCAAACTAATCGTCTAAAGTCTTATAAATCAATGACTTACGAGCAATCTAAAATCTAAGACCCAATCTATTAGTCAAGTATTCCAGACTAAAATCGCCCAATCTACAAATCACACAGCCAGAAAGTCCTGTATTAAATCATTCCCACCGAAAGTCAGCCACATGATAATACCCACGACGCCGCAAGGGTCTAATCTAAAACCAAAAACAGCCCAATCTACAAATACCCGACTAAATTACTCAAGCCAATCTAAAGATTCGGGGGCTGTTTTCTTGGGTGCATTAGCTTGACATCCTGCGGGTAATCTGGTACAATGAGCATTGCTCATCTGGGAATGGGTCTAGCGGTTCGCCACTACCCCACCAAGTGAGTGGCTTAATCCCACGGGATTAGGCGGTTCCTTCAACTTATTCACTGACCCTGAAAGGATCATCATGTCAATGTCAAATAGCAATGTTGCCGTACAGATGTTCGAGCTGTACGAGCACACCCCCGTCAAACTCAAAGCCTACACCGGCTCAAACTTCCGCGTCATACGCGAGTCAGCCCCCGACGTTGCAGGGTTCACCACCATTGCCACGGCGATCTCATACCGCACCGAGGTTGCGCGGCTGGTGCACAACGACAACGGGTTTGACCCCGGCTTGTCACGCTACGAGTTGTGGATTGACTCGCACTGGTACTCGCACACGACTGACAGGCAGATCAGCCACATCACGAGCGCTTTGTATGCGCACAACACATCACGCATTGCACGCGGGTTGCCGCCTATTGCATCGTACAGGTTCCCGTTCGGTGGTATCACGCACCGGCTCAACTCTGACAAGCTGATGGGAGCGAAGCTCAAGGCGCGGATTGAGCGTTCACGCATCGTGCAGAAGGGCTTGCATGATCACACTCGCCTTGGTGCCTTGGGCAAAGCCATCGACGCGCTGGAGGACGCCATCAAGACCGCCGAGAGCAACGTGCCTGCCAACGTCATCGGCATGTGGTTTCCCAACACAGGCGAGCAGCTGGTGCTTGCGCGAAACATGCTGGAAGACCTGATCACGTTGCGTGGGTTGCACGTCAACGACCTGCGTGTGTCTGTCAACGCCATGATCGCGTTGGAAAAGTACTGATGGCAACGACTAATCCCATGGAATTAAGGAGAACGATGATGAAAACAATCAATGGAAAACAAACCAAAGCGAAGAAGTTCGCGTTCGACGGATGCCACAAGATTTACCTGATTGAGTCAGCAAAAGATGCACGCGAAGCTCTCGAGGTTGGCTATGACATTTACCCCATCGCCGAGTTGCAAAGTGCGTATGAGGATAGCTGCGGGCTACGGTTTATCAGTAACTGGGCTCTGACCGTCGATTTTGTCGCACAGTTTGAAGACGCCACATTCGCATAAGGAGAGGCAAATGAAATACACAGTCAAGAACGTGACAGGATATTGGAACGACATGCCCATCGCAAGCAACGTGCGCGTTGCGCTGGAGGAGTGGGACGGCGTCGAGGATGCCGAGGATGAGGGCATTTTCTATTACATGGACGGCGAGCCGTTGACCGTTGGCAGTGTCATCGCTGGCAACTTCGTCGTTGTGGCGATTGAGGAGGACGTATGAAAACAAGTGAACTGCAAGGTGCCGCCCTTGACTGGGCGGTGATGAAAGCAGAGGGGCCCGACTCACTTGCGGCCAACTTTTACTATGATGCAAACACGCCCCTGTGCATAGAGGATTGCATCGATCTTTCGCCCCAATGGCAGCCCTCGATTGATTGGACACAAGGCGGCCCGATCATTGAGCGGGAAAGAATAGAGCTTGTCTTCAATGGCAATGGGTGGGACGCCATGCAAGCTGACCAGCACATTCCCAATGAAGGTCCCACGCCCTTGATCGCCGCCATGCGGTGCTACGTTGCGTCCAAGCTGGGCGATGAGGTTGAACTACCGGAGGGATTGCAATGAACAACTTTACCCTTTACGAGAAGATCGAGCGCGTAGTATTCTTGCTCGCGATCATTGTGTTGTTGTGTGACTTACTTTTCTGGAGACCATGATGAGTGCATTCGAGACTTTGAAATACAGCGTTGGCGAGTTTGCCATTCCGTACCTTGTCAATGCTGACGCAACCGGCATCACCGAGGAAGACCAGTGCCTGATCGACGAGTGGTTCTCTGCCGCGACCGAGGACTGGTACGACGCAGACTACAACCGCTGGACTTACAGCCACCTCAGCGTGGACATGGAGTCAGGCGAGGAGTTTGCCTACGACGAGGTGTCGGGTTACTTCGGCAAGATTTACACCGTCACCATGCTATTCAGCAGGGTTAATCCCGTGGGATTAGGGGGAAAGAAATGATTGAAGCAATGAAACATTACGAAGCCGCACTTCTAGAGGCGTTCCCAAGAGGCGCAACTGGTGATGTTTTTGAGCATTGGAACAAGGCTCGCCAAGCCATAGAGCAGGCTGAGAAGCAGGAGCCGGTGGGCAAATTCGCCAAGTTTACTGATGGTATATGGCGAGAAGTTACCGACGGTTCTGCGGGAATTCCCCTTTACACCACCCCACAACCACAGCGCGAGCGAGTGGTTTTCCCAACCATGCTTCGCAAGATGTGGTCAGGCGGTGAGGTGCAGGCTTGGCTTGACGAAAATGTTAACAAGGAGAAAAACACGTGACCAAACCCGAAGTGAATCTCGGCGTGCAAGCGCTCTACGAGGTGGCGTTGCGTGAGCCTTTGCGTACTGGATGGCCACCGGGCTTGTTGCAGGACGACTGCGCAGGCTTGAGCCGTTGGCTTGCAACAAGACCAGACGCCAGACGCAGGGTGCGCGAGGCGCTGGAAACATTGGACAAACAGGAGAAGAACCATGAGTAAAGATTTTGAACACGAAGAGACGTACACGCACAAGAACGGAAAGACGTACAACGTGCGCTGGTACACCGACTACGACATGGGCTCGCCCCTCGAGTGGGAGGACACGCACGGCGTCACCGAGTTTATGGACTGGAACCCCACCAACGAGGAACAGCTCGAGCAGCACATCGTTGACGAAGAGCCCGAGCTCGAGGAGGAGACACGCCTGCGTCTCATGCGTCCGCTGACAGCGGGTCAGACATGGCGTCATCCGGGTCTGTACTACGACTTCATGAAGTCGTGCGAGCTTGCCCGCACCGAGTGGGGCATTGCACCCGAGCGCGTGGTGGAGGTGGTCGAGGCTGACTACAAATACATCAAGTCGTGGTATGACCTTGACTGGCACTGGGTGAGAATTGGCGTGGCTCCGATCGATGAGGACGGCGAGATCATGGAAGATCAGCGCGACTACCTCGGTGGCATCGAGTCAACTATCATGCTTTCCCGCGATGCTGACGACGTCGCATACCGCGAGGAGCTCATCGACGACAGGATCACCGAGGTCGAGTACACACTGCGCAGGGAGCTTCACAAGGGTCAGCTGGAGCTGTCCTTCGCTTGACACGTGGCGGGTAACCTGCTACAATAGAGTCTGTTCAGTTGGAAAGCGACAGCGATTCAGCTGACAGCCGCTAATCCCACGGGATTAAGCGTTCATTAACTTGTTTACTTACTGGAGAATCAAAATGGATCAATCACAACTGCTTTCTATTGTCGGTGGCATTTACGACAAACTCGTCGCTGATGTCTCGGACGCTGTCATCATCAAGCTCAAGGCTGAGAATAGCGCGGCTATCGCACTGGAGCCTGACAACTTGCGTGGTCACCTGATCGACCTGCTTGCGGGTGATGACGGTGTGCGTGACACCATCCGCGACCTCATCGACGTCAAGATTGACGACATCGACCTCGACAACTACGGGCAGTTCAACAGCCTCGAGTCGCGCGTGGAAGAGCTCGAGAGCAACGACAGCTCCGCCATCGACGCTGACAACGACACCTTCGCAGACGCTGTGTGCGAAGTTATCCGCAACAAAATCTAAGGGGAACACCTTGAACACCGAAGACCTGTTCGACGCAGACGGCAAAGCATTGCAAGCTGCGCTCGACCTGATCGAAGTCATCATGAAGACCGACCCCGGTGTGTATGACGACATCGCCCTGCCCGTCATTGGCTTGCTCAAGGAACGCCTGAGCAGCTCGTGGCGCGGTGAGTAACCATCTAATCCCATGGAATTAAGGAGTAAATCATGAGTATCAAAAACAACGCCCTGCTTGTGTCCCTCACGGTCAACAAGCCCCAGATGACGCAGAAGGACATCAAGGCGACCATCTCTGCCGAGGTTGCCAACAACGCCCACGGCGCGGGTCAGTACCGCAAAGACCTGTACCCCAAGGCGCTGGTGCAACCCATCCTGCAGGTCGAGTCGTCAGCCCGTGCGTACATCGAGAGCACCACCTACCCGTGGTCACGTGGCGAGAGCCTGTTGCCCACCGCCCGCTTCATGGAGTTCGCCGAGCGCATTGGCAAGTTCCAGCTGGAGTTCGACCAGTGCGTCACTGCGTTCCTCAACAACTGGAGCAACGTGATGACGCAGGCACAGCAACGTCAAGGCGAGCTGTTCGACCCGAGCGTGTACCCTGACATGTCTGACCTCAAGGCTGACTTCCGCTTCCGTGTGCACTACCGCCCCGTCACCGACATGGGTGACTTCCGTGTGTCCATGCAGGAAGAAGAGCTTGACTCACTGCGCGAGCAAGTCGAGGCTGCTACCAAGGAAGCCATGAACAACATGCTGCGTGCCCCGCTCGAGCGACTGCGTGAGGCTGTGCAACGTCTGCACGAGGTGTCTGGCAAGACCGACCGCGAGGTCGTCAACAAGAAGACTGGCTCGACTGAGGTGCGACCGCCCATCTTCCGCGACTCTGTGGTTGACAACCTGATGGAAGAGATCAAGCTGTTGCATGACTTCGCTGACGTGTTGCCCTCTGACGTGCTGGCTGTAGCCAAAGACATTGCTGACGCGACACCGCACCCGCAGTCCATGCGTGACGACCCTGACGTTCGCAAGAGTGTCAATGTGTCCACAACTGCGTTGCTTGCATCGATCGATGCCATGCTGGAAGATTAACCCCCCAACCAACTTACTAACTGGAGAATCACATGATCGACATCAAAAAAGAAACCATCGCCAAGTACGTGCGCATCCTCGCCAACCTTGGCTGTCAGTTCAAAGTCATCGAGGCTGACGGCACCGAGCACGGCGAGCTTGTCGTGGCGAAGAACAAGCCGTCAAAGCCGCGCGTGTCTGTGCTTGCGCAGGTGGACTACAAGACACCCTTGCTGGCTATGCAACCCGGTGACGTCATCAGCTTGTCCGCGACTGCCGATATGCCACTGGAGTCACTGCGCTCTTGCGTCTCGAGCTTCGCCGCGCATACGTTCGGCACGGGTTCAGTGACGACAACGGTTGACCGCAACGACAACACCGTGGTCATCCTGCGCGTGGAGTAACACATGACGGACAAGCACATCCCCCGTGCACTCGTCACCTTGGGCGGCACACATGTTGTGTTGCCTGTCGAGGATGCTGTGGCTGCGTTCACTTTACTATGTAAGGGAGACGTGGTAAATTACGACTGGTCATCGAAGACATACAAGCGAGCCGAGGCAAACAGCAGCGATTACCCTTCGCTCAAGATGTTCTCACTTGCTGACTATGCCGCGCTGACTCTTAACACTGACTAACTTTGGAGTACCAAATGGAATTCACATTCAAGCTCAACGAAGAGCAACTCAACGTCATCATCAAGCACCTCGACATGGGTGCGCACAAGGAAGTGCGAGGTGTGCTGGACTACCTGATCGGCAATGCCAACGAGCAAGCTGCCAAGGCACGCGAGTCCATGATGCCCGCGCCTACCCCCGATGGTGCACCCTCTTCGACCAACCCCTAATCCCATGGGATTAACCGTCACCGGTGCGGTTCACCGGTACCCAACTTGTTTACTTAAAGGAAATCAAAATGCGTATCGCACACGTTACCCCTATCCTCGTCAAGCGTTACCTCAATGACAACACTCGTCGTCGCACCACGTTCTTGCGTGGCCCGTCAGGTATCGGCAAGTCCGAGGTTGTGTTCCAGACTTCACAGCTCTTGGCCGAGCACGTTCCTAACTGGAAGGGTGTCATCGACCTGCGCCTCGCACAGATGGAGCCGACCGACCTGCGTGGCATCCCGCACGTTGTCGAGGGCCGCACACGCTGGGCACGTCCTGACTTCCTGCCTGCTGACGGTGCTGGCATTCTGTTCCTTGACGAGATCACGTCAGCTCCGCCCTCTGTGCAGGCTGCCGCATACCAGCTGTGCCTGACGCCCGAGGACTTCGGCATCCCTGCCGAGTGGATGGTGATCGCCGCTGGCAACCGCAAGACCGACCGAGGTGTCACGTTCAACCTCGCCGCGCCGTTGCAGAACCGCATGTGCGACATCGACGTGTCCACCACCATCGACGACTTCGTCAACCATGCCATTACCCGTGGCATCAAGCCGGAGATTCTGTCGCTGTTGCAAGACCGCCCTGACTTGTTGCACAAGTTCGAGCCCACCGGTGACATCAAGCCGTTCCCCAGCCCCCGCTCGTGGTTCGCTGTGTCGCACACTCTCGAGCTCGACCTGCCTGTGCAAGACCGTGTCGAGCTTATCAAGGGTGACGTTGGCGAGGAAGCTGCCATGATTCTCGAGACACACCTGCGTGTCTGGGAGACGATGCCGCGCATCGAAGACATCTTGCAAGGCAAAGACGTGCCTGTGCCCAAAGAGCTCAACGTGCGGTACTGCGTGGCCATGGGTCTTGCGACTCGCCTCGACGCCAACAACTTCGACAAGGCATGGAAGTTCCTCGAGAAGATGCCCGGTGACGTGCAGACGCTGACCATCAAGCTGGCACACAAGCGCGACAAGACCATCACTCGCAGCCCTGCATTCAGCAAGTGGGCGATGGCTAACCAAGCTGCCTTCTCGATGCGCTGATATGCCGCCAGCTGTAAAACATCCTTACACTGGGCAACCTGCCTTGGTGTTCGAGCGTTACGGTGCGGTGTGGAACGCGCATGTTGAGCGACACGCTTCGTATGCGCGGGGCCGACCGTACGTTGTGCGGGAACCCTTCGCAACGATACGGCCTGCGTACAACGATGCAGTTATGTTGGACGAGACTTGTGGATGGGTTGTCACGCGCAACTCGTTCGACGAGATCAGATCGTTTAACACAGTCGAGGAAGCGAAGATATACGTGAAGTCACTGTTCGCCCTCGAATCGACTTCTTAATCCCACGGGATTAGAATACTGATTAACTTGTTTACTGGAGAAAATCATGAGTTCATTGCAAAACCGCATCGACCTAGCGTACAGCAAGCTCGGCCTGCGCGAAGCATTCATCGCTGCGGTGATGACGCGCGTCAAGCGCGAGGTGTCTGACAAGGTGTCCACCGCTGGCACCAACGGCTCGTGGGTGCGGTTCAACCCCACGTGGTGCGAGCCCCTGACTGACGAAGAGCTGTTCGGTCTCGTGTTGCACGAGGCGTGTCACGTTGTGCTGATGCACATGTGGCGGCGCGAGAGCCGCGACCCACGTCTGTGGAACTACGCCAACGATGCCATCATCAACGCGTACATCAAGTCGCGCGGCTGGCAGCTGCCCAAGGGCGGCGTCAACCTCAGCTGGGTCAAGGAAGAGCACAGCTCCGAGTACGTGTACAACAAGCTCAAAGAGCAACAGCAGCAACAGGGCGGCAAGGGCGGCGGCAGTGGCGACGGCGACGAGGAAGATGACGGCATGGGCGGTGGCTTCGATGGCCATGGTGACCTCGAGGATGCACAAGACGAGGCGACCCGTGTTGACATGGAAGCGACCATCGTTGCAGCTGCCAAGATGGCCAAGGACTGCGGTCAAGGCTCATCGCTGATCGACCGTGTGCTCGAGCATGTCGGCGAGTCCAAGGTGCGTTGGCAAGATGTCACGCGCTCCATGCTGACCGAGTCGGCAGCTGCGGACTATTCGTACCTGCGACCATCGCGCCGCTTCATCGGCTCTGGCCTGTACCTGCCCTCGCTGCGCACTGATGCGCTCGGCGGCTTGGCCATCGGCTTCGACACATCAGGCTCCATGGGCCCCAAGGAATGCAACCAGATCGGTGCAGAGCTGCAAGCCATCGTTGACGACCTCAACCCTGCCTTCGTCGAGGTTGTGTATTGCGACTACCATGTCACACACTCGGAGCGATTCGAGCGTGACGAGCCGCTCAAGCTGCATCCCAAGGGTGGCGGTGGCACGCGGTTCCAGCCTGTGTTCGAGCACTTTGCCGAGACGGGCGAGCAATACTGCGGCATGATCTTTTTCACCGACATGGAAGGCAACCTGCACGAGTGCGTCGAGCCAAGCCATCCTGTCATCTGGGCCGACATCGGCCATAGCCACCCTGACGCGCCGTTCGGTACGCGCGTCGAGGTACCACTGTGAGTACAACAAAATGAATGCAAACTTTCACAAAGAACTGGTGACCCGACTGACCCGCATGGAGACCAAGCTCGTGCGGGGCTTCGAGGAGCTGGGCGTCAACATCGACAAAGACAACGAGTGGATCACTGTTGACGACGAGGCAAGGGTCGTGTACATCTCAACGATCGGTCGTTCCATGACCGTGATGCTGAGTGACATGGCGCGGCTGGGCGCTACCCAGTATGGCAAGGAGTACGACATCGTCCACCGTGGCGATCTCATTGGCACCGTCATCTTCCGCAAAATCTTGTGAGGAACTATCATGAGCAACGAATTCAAAGGCGTGAAATTCAGCACCATGGCGATGCCGTGGATTCCTGTCGGGCACCCTGACTATCGCTGGACAAACCACACAGACACAGATGTAACTAGAACTTGGAGCAAGTATGGCTGGAAACCCATGGACGTATCGCGACCCATCACCGACGGAGCAGTCAACGGAAAGGTCGGGACACCCGCTCAAGAAGTGCAACAGCTGCGAAAAGGCAGCCGAGCAACTCGGCGGCGTGCAGATAAAGTCAAAATGGATTTGCGCACGCTGCTGGATCAAGCACATCAACCGTAAATAAAAAAGCCCCAGAGCTTGTGGCTCCGGGGCTCAAGGTTAATCCCGTGGGATTAGTGGAAGTTGAGCACGATGTTGTACGTCTTGCAGCAACAATCCTTCTCCGGGTCTGGGCTCGGGGTAGGTTGATTTGAAGAGTGGTACACAATGTCATCGTCATCAATAACGCTGGATGCTGGCACAACGCTGGAGCCGCCGGAGCTGCTTACGCTTGCCGAGCTTCCGCCCGCAGACACAGACACGTTACTCGTTGCCATTTCAGTTGACTCGAGTGTTGGTGTTGGTGTTGGTCGGGTTGGCGGTAAGCGTGCCTGCACCGATGTTGATGGCTTGGTTCGTGGCACGAATGCTTTGAACTGCGTCACTCAACATGTTGTACAGGTTGCCCCACTGCTGCTGCTGTTGCTGTTGCGCTTGAGCTTGGTTCACCGTCTGCGTCACGTTGATCTCACTCTCGTGAGCATGACGGGCAGCGCGGTTGTCACTACGCAACTCGATGATGGCAGCGTTGGCTTCGGCCAGCTGACGGTTCAACGTGTCTTGGTAGTTGCTGGTGATCAGCGCACGGGTTTTCTCGCCATCGTTGGTGATGTTGGTGTTGGTCTGGTTGATCATCTGCATCAGAGCCACGGTGTTGGAATTCACCGCATCCTTGACGCCGTTGACCGTGCCAGTCAGTGCCGCAGCAACGCCAGACAACTGAGACTGAATGGTGCTCGATTGCAGAGCTTGCGAGGCTTCCATCGCGGCGGTCGAAACTGCCACGGCTTTGTCCACTTGCCCAATGCTCGCCATCAAGTCCATGTTGGCTTGGTTTTGCTCAGGGGGGTTGCGAAGAACCGCACCGCCAATAGCACCACCGCCGTCACCACCGAACAGGTTGCCGTTGTTACGCAGCAAAGAGCCGAGGATCAAACCGCCAATGAGACCATTGCCACCGAACATGCCATCGCCGCCGCCGCCACCCTTGGTAGCCATCGACATCAACATCGGGCCCAGCCCGTCCATACCAGAAGATTCAGCCATGATTAACTCCTAAAAACACCGTCCAATCGACGGCAAGGGAACTGTAAGATTTTCCATATAAAATTTATATACGACTGAAGGATGTACGACTGATGGATAATTAACTTGTTAACGACTGGAGAATTGACATGAGTCAATTTGTTTTAACACCGCGCCAGCAGGATGTTCTTGAGGAACTCTGCAAGGGGGGATCAAACAAAGAGATCGCCCGCCGACTTGAAATGGCAGAGGCAACTGTGAAGTTGCATTTGACTGAAATTTTTAAGACAATGGGTGTTCGTAACCGATCAGAGGCAATCATCAGGGCGAGTGACATACCAGTCACAAGGCCAGAACTTAATAACTTGACCGATCAAGCGATTCTTGAAGAGTACACCAACGTGTCGTTCGATGTGAGTGACATGTCGTGGTCTCAGCGGGTGATCTGTCTTGGCAGGGCGATCGTCACACGGATGAAAAAAGAAAATGAGGAAGAAGTCAAAGTACAAGCCAAGGGCGATACTAGCTAACCCAATGGGTTATGTGCTGGAGAGCATGACGCCCGTGTCGAAGCACAACAGCTTCATGGTTGACTTGATGATTAAGAACCACGGTGCAATGACATCGCTGATGCAGGGCAAGGCAACCCGCAAAGACATCGATGCGTTGATTCAGATGACGAACATCAGCGAGGCGTTGTATCGCCTTGGGTTTGGCACTGAGTACAAAGACGTTGTCAGTGCTGGGCTTGAGGCATTGCGCGAAGTCGCTGCGCGTGGTGCGAAGGACAACAGGTTCATTCTGCGTGCGTCAGAGATCAAGGCGCTGAATGATGCGATGGAGTTGCATGACGCGCAGATGGAGGTGATCACAATCAAAGACATGGAACGAGCAATCAAACTGGTGTACGAAGAAATCAGAAACAAACGGGCAACAACAATCAAAGGAATCCATCATGACTGAGCCACTGCCGGGTCGCGTAATCCGTGACTTACATGCCAAGAGCTTGGACTTCATGGAGTTCGCAAGAATGATCGAGGAAAAACATGGGATCAAGAAAAGTAAAGTACGGGGGAACGGTAGAAAAGATAGTCCAACTCATCACAGACTTGGGGCCAATGTCAACCTGCGAGTTATGCGAGGAGCTGGGGGTCAACCGGATGTATGTGTCGGCAGTCCTGTCGAGGATGCGGCGGCCAACGAAGACGCTGCCCAAGCGGCTGTACGTGATCAGGTACCTGTACCAGATGGAGTCAGCCAAGAATTATCCACGCGCAGTGTTTGCACTGGGGGATAAGCGAGACGCACCCAAGCCGGTATTTGATCGGCGTGCAAGCCGCAAGGCGTCAGATCAGCGGCGACGAGCGCTCAACACAATGAACAGCGTTTTCAATTTAGCAACACCGAGACGCGAGTTCCGGCTGTAAATTTAATGGGGGAAAGAATGAATGAAGGAATCATCATTGAACAACTCACGGCGGAGAACCGATACCTACGCCACCAACTTGATCGAACTTTCGAGGAAGCACTTCGACTGCGACACAAGCTGGAACACATCTATGCCCTATCCCACTTGGCCCTTCAGTCGGGTGTCGGGGACGGAGCTGGAGAAGGGCCACAAGCTGGCGATGAAGAAGCAATTTGATCAAACAGAGGAAGCACCTTTATGACGGAACAACAGAACCCACTCGACGTGCAGGTTGCGGGAAACCACTACAAAGGCAAACGCATTCAGCCCGTAGAATACATCTCTGCGAACAACTTGAATTTTCTTGAAGGTTGCATCGTCAAGCGCATCACGCGCTGGCGTGACAAAGAGGGCAAGTCCCGCTTTGAAGACCTTGAGAAGATCAAGCATGAAGTTGACTTATTGATTGAGATGGAGAAGAAATATGGTTGAGCAAAAAGCTGCTGCCCAAAGCTCGTTGCTGGGTATACAAGGCGCTGGCGTGTCGATTGGGAATAGCACGACTGGGCCATGGTATGGCCATCAGGGGCAGCAGGGACAGTTGTTCCCGAACGATGTGGGGCCAATTCGACGAGGGATCAACCTGAGCATCACCCCAGTTGAGAATGGATTCATTGTGGTTCTGGGTGGCAAGCACTTTGTCGCCGCAGACTTCGCAGGGGCTATGGAGATCGTGACTGCGCAGACTGCGTCAGTTCTGTTGGAAAACACATGAGCCCGCTGGCAGTGCTGATCTTCCTGATGGTGGTCGGCCTGCCAATTTTTCTCGTGTTAGCGACTTGTTTACTCTTACTAATTCTTGGTGATTAAATGGATATTTTGACTGTTGACTTTGAGACGTACTACGACCAGCAGTACAGCCTCAGCAAGATGCAAACTGATGCGTACATCAACGACCACCAGTTTGAGATGATTGGCGTGGCTGTCATCAAGAACGACGAGCCCGCAGTGTGGTTCAGTGGCTCCGAGCTGGAGACCATCGGCTGGCTGCATGGCAACTTCGACTGGAAGAACAGCGCCGTGCGCTGCCACAACACGTTGTTCGACGGGTACATCCTGACGCAGCGCTGTGGCATCGTGCCTAAGCTGTGGATGGACACTGTCGCGCAGGGTCGCATGCTGCTGCCTTACCTCGTGTCGCACTCACTGGCGAACCTAGCCAAGTACCACTCGTTGCCTGACAAGGGCACCGCTGTGGTCAAGGCGCTGGGCAAGCGGCGCAAAGACTTTAATCCCATGGAATTAGAGGAGTACGCTGAATACTGCAAGCACGACACATGGCTGTGCAAAGAGCTGGGCAAACGCTTCGACCCGCGCACGCCCGCGCTGGAGTTCAAGCTGATCGAC